AATATTGTATCTTTGCAGCGTGTTTGATAATTGAACGCTCGCCAAAGATACAAAATTAGGGTGAGAAAGCGGTATAAAAATAATAATTTAACATATACGGATATGAAGAAACGAATAATTGTGGAGCGCGGTGTAGGCAAGAAGCTTGCTTCGCTGTTTGGAATTACTACAGAGATGGTAAGCATGTCGTTGAACTACAAGAAGGACTCTCACCTGGCAAGGAGGGTGAGGTATGTAGCTATCAAGGAGTATGGTGGTGAAATAGTAGGTGACGAATAATATGGAGGATGGAATTATGAAAGAGGCATTGAATAAGATGTTTGGTAAGGAGTGGCAATGGTTTTGTTGTCAGGAGTTGAGGATGAAATTGTGTTTGCTATGGTTTGTGTTTAGCTTTATGCTTCTTGGTATAGATACTGAGAATGTATGGTGTGTGATGGCATTGGTGTTGAACTTCTGCATTAGCGGTATGTCACTAAGAAGATTGAATGATGATGGTATTGAAGAATGATGTACTCTTTGATATCTTGGCCTAAGGATAAATAAAAACGGATAAGGGATGGAGTATTACAATAAATTATTGTGTGTTACCTTTGAGGAGCTGACTGGTGGTGACGATCCTGTCATCAAAAGCAAAACTCTCTTGATGAATGTCTTGCGTGGCAACATTCAGAGTGCTCGCCAGGGCAAGGGTGAGGGTAACTACGCATTGTATGTGTATGATTCTATTCCGAAGAAATATAGGGAGAAGTTTGAGGCTCGCTATGGTGATCCTCGATTGCAATTGGAGCGTATGGAGCTTATGGATTATATGCAGTTGGATGAGGAGGCTCGTAGGTTTTATGAGCTGTTTGAATATGATTTGAACGGTGTTCAAACTCGCTTGTCGGCTAAGCTTATAGATGAATATACGAAGAATGCAAGTGTGGCAAAGATGCTTATAGAGCGTATGAATGAGCTTCAGGCAACGACACATGCTTTGGGTGGCGGTAGGCGTAATGACCTATGGGATATAGTGTATAAGCAGAGCGAGAAGTTGAGAGAGCTGTTTGAGCATACGTTGCCAAAGAACCTTGCTCGTTTGAAGTCGAAGTTGGCAGCCTTTAAGAAGGATGGTTATGGTTCGCTAATAAGTGGTAAGGTGGGTAATCAGAACACTCTGAAGATAACTGAGGAAGCAGGCAGAAGACTTATAGCCTTGAAGAGGAGCCGTGTGCCTGTGTTGACAGACAGCCAGATATTTGAGCGCTTTAATGCAGAGTGTGGCAGATATGGTTGGAAGCCGTTGAAGAGTTTGAGCGGAATGAAGGCATGGCTGAATAGTGCGAGTGTGAGACCTATGTGGTATGATGCTGTGTTTGGTGAACATAAGTCGCACGCATTGTTTGACCGCAGACACAAGACCGAGTTGCCTCAGATGCGTGATGCTTTATGGTATGGCGACGGCACAAAGCTGAACCTATATTATAAGGATGATGAAGGCAAGGTGAGGACAACAGGTGTGTATGAGGTTATAGATGCCTACTCAGAGTGTTTGCTTGGTTTTTGCATCAGCGATAGTGAGGACTACGAGGCTCAGTATATGAGTTATCGAATGGCTATTCAGGTGAGTGGTCATAAGCCATATGAGATAGTTTATGACAACCAAGGTGGCCATAAGAAGTTGGCAAGTCAAAAGTTCTTCAGTAAGCTGTGTGTGATGCATCGTCCGACGACTCCCTATAATGGTTCGAGCAAGACTATAGAGAATTTGTTTTATAGGTTGCAGAACCAGGTGCTTCATAAGGAATGGAATTTTACAGGTCAGAATGTGACGACGAAGAAGGAAGTGAGCCGTCCGAACCTTGAGTTTATTGAGGCAAATAAGGATAGGCTGCCGACTTTGGATGAACTGAAAGCCATGTATGTAGAGTTTAGAAAGGAGTGGAATGAGAAGTTGCACCCTGCTACAGGCAAGCGCAGGATAGATATGTATGAGCAGAGTGTGAATGCAGCAACTCCTGTGGTGACTGTGAGCGACATGGTAGAGATGTTCTGGGTAGAATGTGATAGAATGAGCACATTTACTTCGAGCGGAATAGATATCACGGTAAAAGGTGTGAAACGCAGTTATGAGGTGATGAGTAGCCCTGGTGTTCCTGACTTGGAATGGCGAAGGAGACATACTTATGAGAAGTTTGTGGTGAAGTATGATCCATATGACTTTACAAGTATTAGGCTATACAGGAAGGACAAAGCTGGAGAGTTGCGATTTGAGCGTGTGGCAGAGCCTTACTTAGTGATTCACCGCGCTCGTCAGGAGCAAACAGAGGCAGAAGCACTATTCATCAGACAGCAGCGTGAAGCCGATGAGCGCAGCCGTGCAGATAGGCTTGTAGAGGCAAGGAACCTGGAATATGACGAGGGCGTGGCTCCAGAGCAGCATGGATTGAAGACTCCAGACTTGAAGGGTTTGAGCAAAGATATGCAGCGCCAGATAGATAGGCGTGTGAGAAAGTATCGAGGTCAGCCTGAGGAGTTGAGTATAGGCAAGATAACGAAGAAGGTTAGCAACATAGACTGGCGTGAGGAATGCACTATGCTTGAGTTTGATGATGCTAAGACTTTGAGTAAGACATAAAAAATAACTTTAAATAAAAAAATAGAAAGGAACTGAACTATGGAGTTAGGAAACAATGACAAACAAATGATAGCAAACAGGCTAAGAGTTTATGTAGCTAAGTTTGCGAGTCAGAACAAAGCTGTGGCAAGCATGAAGGGTACGAGTGCAGGCACGGTGAGTAACATTTTGAACGGTAAGTGGGAGAACATCAGCGAAGACATGTGGCGCAAGGTTAGCGACCAGGTAGGGTTGGTGAATGGATGTGAGAAAGATTGGCAGGTTGTGGAGACCCATGCCTTCCATGAGATAAGCATCGCTCTTCAAGATGCTCAGAGCTATAAGAACGTGACCTGGGTGGTAGGCGAAGCAGGTTGTGGCAAGACCACTACGGCAAGAATCTATGGCGAGGAGAATCGCGAAGTGTTCTATATACTATGTTCTGAGGATTTGCACAAAGGCGACTTTGTGAGAGAGATAGCCCACAAGATGGGTATTAGAACAGATGGCTTTACGGTGAGAGAGCTTTGGATAACGATACAGAACGAGTTGATAAAGATGGATGCTCCTCTGTTGGTGTTTGACGAGGCAGACAAGCTCATAGAGAGTGTGTTCCAATACTTCATCAGTCTGTATAATAAGATAGAAGATAAATGCGGTGTGGTGTTTCTGTCGACAGACTATATAAAGACTCGTATAGAAAGAGGTCTGAGATGCAGGAAGCGTGGCTATAAGGAATTTTACAGCCGAATAGGTAGGAAATACTTCGAGCTGGACGATACGAGTGTGCAGGATGTATATGCAATATGTACTGCCAACGGCTTGACAGAAAGGAAGGACATAGAAGAAGTGATAGCAGAATCGGATAGTTGTGAGTTTGATCTGAGACGAGTGAAGAAGAGTATTCACCGTATAAAACGAATTAAAGCCATAAAGAAGGGATGAGAGCATTGACAGTTAAAGAGGTGTTGAACCAAAAGAAGCGCACATTTAATTTTACTGGTGTATGGCAAGATGCCTTCGGTGAGCCAGAGCGCACAGGCGTATGGTTTGTTTGGGGCAAAAGCGGTAATGGCAAGAGTAGTTTCGTCATGCAGCTCTGCAAGGCACTATGTGAGTTTGACCGTGTGGCTTATGACAGCCTGGAGGAAGGTGACAGTCTGACTATGCAGAACACATTGAAGAGATATGGTATGAATGACGTGAGCAAATCGTTCTACCTGTTGAACGGTGAGAATATGCATGACTTGAGCGACAGGCTATCTAAGCGTAAGAGTGTGAATATAGTGGTGATAGACTCGTTTCAATATACTCAGATGAATTACCGCGACTATATCCGCTTTAAGGAGGCGAATAAGGATAAGTTGATAATCTTTATTAGCCATGCTGATAAGAGTGGCGACCCAAGAGGAAGTGCTGCTCAGAGTGTGATGTATGATGCGAGCCTGAAGATATGGGTGGAAGGATATAAAGCCTTTTCTAAAGGTCGCTTTATAGGGAAGACAGGTGAGTTTACCATTTGGGATGATGGAGCGAGAAAATATTGGGGTGAGAAATAGCTATGGAAAATGATTATAAACAAGGTGACACCATCTATATATTGCTTGAAGATTTTGTTGCCAGTACTCTGATGGATGATTGGGTGAACCACAACTACGAATGCGACATGCTTGTGCATCGCTCAAAGAAACACCATGGCTGCATAGTGGTGGAGACAACAAACCTGATGTGGGCAAACAGGATCATCCAATGGTATGATTACAAAGAAGTGACATATCGAAGTAAATGATATTTAACTAATAATTTAGAGGAAACTGAAAATGAGTAGAATTAAAAGAATGGTAGAGCTGCAGCCTTTAAGGCATAGCTCTAACGAAACTTTGGTGAGTGTAGGTCATCTGTGTGAATACTGCCAGGGCAATGGTTGGTTCTGGGGAGCAGATGAGAGAGGGATGGGTGTGAAAGAGACTTGTCCAAGGTGTAACGGCAAGGGAGAGGTTGATGCGATAATAGAAATTGCATGGCAGCCTACTTGCAAAGAGAATATAGGCGACGGCAAATATGCCGTCGAAATGAAAAAATGAAGGAAGGGGAAAGGGCGTTGGCGTAGAAACGCCAACGCACAAGGAAAGAAAGGAAATAGAAATTATGGTTACTAATTTGTAAAAAATAAGAATATGAGAAAAGTGAAAATGAATTATGGCTCGCATCATTGGGAAAAACAGAATATGATGACCAAAAAAGATAGAAATGGTATGTTTGATGAATACGTTTGCTCTTGTTGTGGTATCAAAGGCAAATCGTACACTCTTGGATATATTGATGTTTTAAACAGATATGATGCAAAACTTCGCAAATGTAAAGGAGCACAAAAGACGACACGAGTCAAGGTTGTGCATTGTGAAGCTGTTGGACCGCAATTTTCAAATCTGACAGATGGGAGTATTCATGATGTTATAACTCCACCTTCTGGACAAAATAACAAACGAGGAGAATGGGTTATGGGCGTAGGAGAGCCAGTTTTACTTTTAGCAAATGAATATATTTATATTTAGGCTTATGAAAAAAGATAAAGAAAAATTAGGCGTAGCAACATTAAATGCGACCTTTGCAAAAGGAAGTGAAAAATATTGCGACAAAGTAGAAATCGGTTTTGGTTTGAACTCTGATTTTAAAAGGGATGAGAAAAGTGAATTTACGAATTTAATCAAACGTTGGTATAAAAACGAGTTTGTTCCCAAATACGAGAAGAGGTTTGATGTTAAACTTGTAAGACTCACAGTCAGATACAAATATTTGGAGTGTGATTTTGTTATTAACGATAAGGCTTTTCTTTGTAGTAGCGTAGGCGTAGAAACGCCAACGCACAAGGAATGAAATGAGAGGAGGATATGGTATGAGAGGAGGATATAAGATATAAAAGAATGTGGAATAAAAAAAAGATAAGGTATGCAAGAAGTGACAAATTTTGCTCGGTTCTACTCGGTATTTAAGCGTGTGCCTAAGGTTGGTGACGAAGAATATACGAAGCGAGAATTGGTGAGCATGATAACCAAGGGAAGAACTGAGAGCCTTAAAGAATTGACTCTGCAGGAATATGATGGTCTTTGTAGACTGCTGGAGCGCAAGTTCCCTGATGGGAGTAGAGATGCTTATATTGAGTATCGACGGAAGCGACGTAGCATTTGCTTGAAACTTATGCAGCAGATAGGTGTGGACACTACAAGTTGGAATGCTGTGGACGGATTCTGCAAGAGTAAAAAGATTGCAGGCAAGAAGTTTTCCACGCTTGATATCGATGAGCTGAAAGATCTGTCTCTGAGGCTAAGAATGATTCTGAAAAAGAAGAGTTGACATGATAAAGGATTATGTCAAAAGCAGAGAAAATAAATGAGAACTCTCAAAAAGGATATTAATCATTAAAACAAAAAAGATGGAAAAAATGAATGAAAATTTGGAATTGGTAAAGAACCTGACCAAGGAGCAGCGTGCAGAACTGCTTGCTCAACTCCAAAATGAGGTTAAGAACGACCGTATGGCTAAGCGCGAGAGCTATGAGGGATTACGCAGTCAGTTTATGCATGACGTGTTTAGCAAAGTGGAGAAAGTGGAATCTGAGGTTAGCGGTTTTAAGAAATGGCTTGATGGTGAGACATCTGCTTTTACCAAGATGATGCGTGAGTATGGTGCTGTGAAGAATGATGGTCAGCAGAGCTATACGATAACAGACGGAGACCTAAAGCTTGAGGTGAAGTTTAATAAGGTGAAGGGCTTTGACGAGCGAGCCGACCTTGCAGCCGAACGCCTTGTGGACTATCTGAAGCGCTACATGCAAGCGAGCGAGAAGGGTGTGGAAGACCCAATGTATCAGATGGCAATGACTCTGCTTGAGCGCAACAAGACTGGCGACCTTGACTACAAAAGCATTTCAAAGCTGTATGAGCTTGAGGATAAGTTTGACAGCGAATATGCAGAAATCATGCATTTGTTTAAGGAAGCAAACGTGGTGCAGAATACTGCTACGAACTACTACTTCTCGAAGCGCAATCCAGAGACAGGCGTATGGCACAAGATAGAGCCAAGTTTCTGTCGTTTGTAAGCGGTTTGTTTAATAAGTTAACTGAAAATGAGGCATTCGTGGCGGATGCCTCATTTTTTGTGTAGAATAATTGAAAAGAATTTATTATTTTTGCGGACGTGGCAAGGGGCAGAGATAAAGATCTTGTAAATACAAGGAATATTCGTATATATGAGCGTTATTATTATTGGACTGAAGTGAAACGTCTTCGGTTTGACGACGCTTTACAGAGATTGAGTTCAGAAGAATTCTTTCTCTCAGAAAGCCGTATAATGCAGATTATTCGCGATATGATCCAGGCAGGAGTGACTGTAGATGGTAAGCGAATAGAAAAGCCATTGTTTACGGGGTTTAAGTTGACGCGTCGAGCTAGTTCTGAAGGTGCTACTTTATCATCTGAGCAGACAAAATCAACTTACGTGGAGGGGAAGTTGTTTGAGTGTCTTGAATGATGTCGGTAGCGACGACAGAATATACCATTTCGTAGACCTTGATGCCATGGTTGAAGGTGTAGAACTTAGATGTTTCTCTATTTAGAACGCCATCATCTTTAGGTCGATATCCCTGCAGAATGCTATGTAGCTGCTGAAGTGTGGCAGCTCTATCCTTAATAGCCTCCATAGTTCCACTACCATAATGGGTATCATCATAACAGTCGATGAGCAGTTGCACATTGACTTTGATGATGCCCTTTTGACTTTTTCCATCGATATTGGACCAAGAAGCCTCTTGAAGGTCGATGAGAACTGCAGGAAACGTGATAGGATACATATCCGTATCTTCTTGGTCGATATTTTCGAGCTGACCATAGTTTTCATCAACGAGCGAGAGATTTGGCATGAGCTCTTTAACATGGTCAATGATTTGATAAAGAAATAATTCCATTTTTTATTTTCTGAATAGATTCTTGAATGATTTTATTGACTTTGGCTTGAAGTTCTTGAGAGTTTCCCATGAACTGGCGTTGCGGAATGTGAGCATTGATGGTGATTTTTGTTTTCTTGGTGAGTGCAAGGTTTCGCCAGAACTGTGCCTGCTGTGGCAGCTCTTTAGGTAGAGGTCCTTTGCCTTTGATGCCAGCAAGCGAGTAAGCCATGTGCCAGGCGAAGCGTTTCATCTTTGGAGAGACCGTTGGATGAGTGGTGATATTGCCACCATCATTGTGGATGGAGGCATATGGCACAGGGTTCTCAATGGAAACCTCTCCTACGCCAGGTTTGCTTTGAATGGAACTCATAAGATGGTTTCGCCTTGAGGTGAGCGGTCCGTATTTTGCATCAGTACCTTTTTGCTGTTGCCTTTTAGTTTTTTTCCATGGGTGCAGTCCTGCATCAAGCCAACCACCATCACGGAAGTTCTGTTTGAAATGGTTTACGGCTATGACTCCAACCTTGCGAGGGAGACTGTCGTGTACCTCCTTTAAGATGTCGTCTTTAGCCTTTTGAACCAGTTTTTCTATATTTTTTGCATCCATAGGCAAAGTTTTTTTATTATTTTTACTTGCATTTCGATAATATATTGTATCTTTGCAGCAACTTCGTAAGAAGTTAGCATATGCTACGGCATGTTGCCTTGCAGGGGAGTATTTATGCTCCCCTGTTGTTTTTTACGAACTGCCTATTAATCAATATAGGCCTTATTTTTCCTTTTTCATAAACCCACACCTCTTTGAACGCAGAAGGATTCAGTCTTTGTCGAGCAACTATTTGTTTTCTTATAAATCTATCAGAACATCCTTTAGTATTGTTTATTACAACGCAATCAGATTGAGCCATTCCATGCGAGAGCATCTTACCAACCTTTTTCTTTTTCCATGGCTTTTCGAAACCCTCATATTCATAAAATGTTCCATCTACAGAGAAATCAGGACATTTCTTATAAAATTTTGTATTTTCTAAATTGCCATAAATCAGCTGATATTCTTCTGATTTGAAGTGTAAACGTGGTGTCATTTTTACTTCATGACCAAGTTTTGCAAATTGGAGACAAATCTGTTTCATTTCCTTGTAATCATTTTTATCAAAATCTACATTTGGATGAACATATAGTTTTCCTCCATTTTTAAATACTTTTTCTAATTTAAAACCATTATTTGACATGCGCTGTAAACATCCTTTTATGTAAGGACAATTATAGCAGTCTTTTTGGCGATTATTAAATAAATATTTAAGTCGATTTTTTAGACGACTTTTCTTATATGCAAAGCAATGGCTACACTTGTCAGGAAAATAAGGGTGATTGTCACTGAAGGTGTGTCCATCTTTGCCTGGATTATTCTCCAGTCCTCTCTGTGGCTTGGTCGGTTCCATATCTGCAGGACGAACTACTGGGTCGTCGGTGGCTTCGAGGGAGCACTTGCAGTTCCAACGGTCGCCTGGGTGATGTTCGTTCCAGAAAGGATCATCGACAGGGAGTGTAAGCTTCATGAGCCAGTATGCTCTATGGCTGCTCTCTGGTTGGTTAGATGTAGTAGGCATCCAACGGAGGTTTGGGAGTATGTCTTTATTGCGTTCAAACTCTCTCCAATCGGCAGCAGCATGAGCTCGAATGACGGCTGTGTCATATTCAGTTTGGAGCCATGGTCCGACCTGGTGTGTGGAAATAGGTTTCACTTCATCGACCCATTTGGAGAAAGGTTTTAATTTACCATCAGCATCGTAGAGCTTTGCAGCCATCTCTTTGCCCATGGTGTGGACTTTGAAGGCTGCAAAGACCTCGTTGGAATGCTTGAGAGCTTTGTAGAACTCGACTTCGTGGGTAGGCGGAGTGTTTGCTTGAGAAAGACCCTCGACGGTTGCTTCGTTGATGATACGCAGGACTTCGCGCCACATGGTAGGCTCAATGCTATTGGTAGTATCGAAGCCTCGATAGACGGTCTTGAGGAAATGAGAGAGTACGTCGGCATCGAAACGGATAGAACCATCGACGTTGTCGAAGTTGGAATGGTGGTCGTGGCATTGACAATGGTGGTCGCCATAATAGAGGTCGTCTATTAGTTGTTGGTAGCCCCAGGAGTTGGGGCTATGGCGAAAAAACTTTTCAAACGGTCTTTGAAAGCCTTTTTAGAGGCGTTTGAAGAGGCGGATGTCGTAGAAACGACACCGCGCGAGGATGGAGAGGATGAGGAAGGTTGAGACGATGGGGATGGAGATTCAGGCGCCTGAGAGGAAATGAGGCTTTCACGGATAGCTTGCTTGTGAGCTTCGATAGCCTCCTTGATTTGAAGGTAGTTCTTAGGCTTTTCGATGCTGAAGGTTTCATAGAGCCAATCATCGTCGAGAGGTAGACCTAATTCGTTCATTCCTTTGGCGATGTTGAGCATTTGTTGAGAGTCAACATTATCTTTGTGAGCATATACAAAGTCGCCACCCTCGACATTAAATCCGAGGTTGGTGAAAATAGACTTCATATCGTAGTTGAGGATATCGAGAAGGAAGTTTCGGTCATCGACATTCATATCATTCTCTTCCTCTTTATGAACGGTTCCGAGTGCTTGTGTACCTGTGTCCTTGGTGTCGGTGGTGAGAGTGTTGCCAAGGACACGTATTGAGATTTTAGAGTCCCAATATTCTGCAAAGTTTTGGTATAGTTCGGATGAACCTGTTTTGTTTCCTGCCTCGATGAGCTTCATTTGGCTCTCGTTAGGATGTATGTAGACAGCATTGCTACCTTGGTTTCTTGCATCCTGAATAATCTTTTTTCGGGCTTCCTCGTCGCCAGCGTCGTATGTGTATTCACGTATAGGCATGCCAAAGATGTTGCAGAACTTAGCCCAGTCACTCATATCGCCACGCTTATAGAGAACTGCAGGAAGAAGCTCTGCAAAGATACCCAAAGAACGTTGTGAGCCGACAAAGAGGATGTTGTCGAAGTTGTCGATGTCGACACCATCTATGTCGCCCTGGTATTTGAGAAGTTTTCGGAATACAGGGTCGTAGTGTTTACGATTGATGAGGTCGTAGCGTATATTGTCATCATCATCGAGATAGAACTGTACGATGGTGAAGCCATAGAACTGTGATAATACCAGGTCTTTGCATAGTTGCTTGAACCATGGCGAGCGTAGCTGACGGTTGATGATATCATCAGGTTGTCCATTGCGTTGGAACTCTATTGGTATTCGTGTGACACCACGTAGTCGTTTATCGAGGACTCCTGATAGGTGAAGGTCGAGTTGTGCAGACTCGTACATATCGAAGAGTTTGACACGATAAGAAAAGTCGATAGAGCGTGCATTATTGATAGATTCCATATAGTCTTTCATGTTGAACATGAAAAGCTCAGGCATCTGCAGGAAAACATCAGGAGGACGGTTACCCTCCTGTTTGCGGAATCCACCCTGTATGATTTTATTGGACTTGCTTGTGGTAGGCTTGCGTCGAAGAGTTTTTTTATTGTTGCTCATATATGTATGTAAGTTTATTGATTAAAGAAATGTAGGTCTGACTTTGTCAGCCATTATCTGCCATCGAGAGTTGTCGGCTACGACATCATCTGGAAGTTTTGGAGCTCCATCAATGGTGATGTCTCCCTTCATTACTCCCTTCAGCCACTCAATAGCACGCTCGTAGCGGTCTTGACGTATTTTAGCAATCTTGTATGGATTGTGTTGGCAGAAGATGTGATAAACAGTTATGTCGATAGCAAACATAAGAATGAGAGGGTTTCTATCACCAGCCTCGGCAGAGAAGATTTTTTCGCAATCGTAGGCTTTGTTGAGATATCCCTTCATTTCTGCTATAGCACGGTCTTCGCAAATCTCAATAATTTGAGGATCGTATGTGGTAGACTCTTTGCGTAGAAGCGAGTCGAGGAATTCGCGATGTATGGTAGCATCGTAATCGGATGTATTGATGAAATTTGCCATATTGTTACATTCTGTATGGGTTGTTATCGTTGAGTTCGTCGTATGAGATGGTGACAGTAGGTTCCATTTCAACGACTTTGTTTTCAAGAATAGAGATTGCACCCTCAATGCAGTCTGGACCGTCGGCATTGTATGGCAGGTGCATCTCGAAGAGTTGGAACTGGTTGATGAGTTCCTGCATGTGAGGGTTGTCACGCTCCTGCTCGTTGAAGATCCATGCAGCATTGCGGTCGATAGGCTCAAGGTTTGCCTCAATACGTGTAGCCTTGTCTGTCTTCTTTCGCTCGTCGCCCTTGATGAAGAGCTGTTTGTTTCGTTTATTGCACTCCTGTCGGAGTAGCGGTTTGAAGACCTGGTTGAAGAAAGGGTCTTGAAGTTTGTTGTTCTCCATATAACAATATACGTTTGACCTGCCAGCTACATATTCGATGATGTCGAAGTACCAACTTATAAAGGTGGCATTGAGTTCACGTGCAAGGAATCCCTTAATGATATAGTAGACTCCCTTGTATTTGCCTACAAGCCATAGTGCCTTGGTAGAACTTGCTTTTTTTCGTGAGTCGGAATATGCAGGGTCGCCATACAGGATAAGGAACTTGAACTTTCGTAGCGATGGAACCTTGCCAAATGGTAGATATTTGAATATGGAACCTTCTGATACAGGATTGTTGAAGTACTCAGCCTGTGCACTCTTGGTTGAGATATTAGAGAGGACGATATCAATTTGCTGCTCTGTGTTTTTGGCAGGCCATGTGGAGTTCCCGTTCTTGTCGCGAATGTTGACGATATCCCAATGTTTAGCTTTGGCTCCAGCACGCTTTATGCAGCAGTCTTTAGCAATAATGTTGCCACACCATAGGATAAGAGTAGGCTGAGAGATTGAACGCGTAGGATATAATGAAGCTTCGAACCAGTCCCATTTCTTTTTTAGAGTTTCTGGGTTACGGCAATCTTCATCAGTGTCGTAGTCGTCGAGATATATGACATCAGGACGAATCTCTTCATTTCGTGCACCACGAGGTGCGGAACCAGCACCCAAAGCAATGAACTTGGCACCACACTTAGCCGTGAACTCAGAATCGGTCCATTGACCGAGTGTGATTTGTGAGCCATAGAATTGTCGGATTCGAGGGTTGGACTCGAAGTTGATTTTGTAGGGTGCGAGTAGTCGCTTGGCAGAATCGATGGTAGCAGATGCAAGGACGAAGAACCTCTTTTGCTTTGTTAGGGCAAGGTACATGCATATAAACATGGCTACAGTAGACTTGGCAAGCTCACGGCTCCAAGATAGAACCTCGTACCATTCATCATGCTCGATGACACGCTTGATGGCATTAATATGGAAAGGTGCGAACTCATACCGTGCATATTTAGGGAAGAAGTATTTAATCCATAGAACAGGGTCGGCTTCGAGTTTTTTCCGCTTTCGGTCGATGTCTGTTTGAGATGTAAAGTCTTCAACAGGAACATCAGCAGCAAGCGCTTTATGATGTTCTTCCCACCTTTTGAGTGCATTTTTTTCTTCTTGTGTCATTGTAGTTGGTCTTTTATGAAGAGATCCCAGAGTTCGTTGTATTCCTTAGCCTTTTGGATATCAATGGCTCTGAGCCAGTTGGTGAACTTAATTCCTACGTTAACGATGTCGGTGATACCAGCATCGTTTTGTAGTTTCTTGACTGCAGAAGTGATTTTGACGACAGTGTCGGCTTCTTTAGGCGTGAACGAGCGTTGACCTTCTGGACGAGAGTTGGCTTGATTTTGAATTTCAGCTACTTGACGTATCATGCCAGAAAGAATGTTTTCGGTAGACATGGTGAAAGAGGCACGCAGCTCTTCCCAATTACCTTCGCGCGACCATCGCGAGATGGTTTGTCGAGTGGTACCGACTTTGAGTGCGATTTCCTCTTGTGTGCATCCACCTTTGAGGTAGAGATCCTTTGCAATATCCTTTTTGTTGATGTTTGTTTTTACCATAATTATATAGTTTAATAGTGCAAAGGTCTAAGAAAAAGGCATAAAAATAAAATCGTGATTCTAAGGTGATGTTGGTGGATAGTATGCTGATAATCATGGACATCAGCATAGAATGATGATTTGGATGTGTGGATATAAAATAGCGATATTTGCAGAAAAAACGAGGATGAAACAAGAATTCAAGAATATTATAAAAGTTGATGGGAAGACAATCATCATGCTCTATGGCGAGGTTGGTGAGGGGTGTTCTGTAGATAGCAACCGCGTAGTGAGCGAGCTTTTCGCAATAGAGAACCAGGGCTGCAAGATAGAAGTGCGCATAAACAGTCAGGGTGGAGATGTTTTCAGCGGTATGGCTATCTACAACGCCCTTAGACAAAGCAAGAGCGATATCAAGATATATATAGATGGAGTGGCAGCGAGCATTGCAGCAATCATTGCGCTTTGTGGTAAACCTCTCTTTATGAGTCCTTATGCTAAATTGATGCTTCACAATGTGAGTGGAGGCACGTATGGCAATGCCTCAGAACTACGCCAGACGGCAGAGCAGATGGAAGTATTGCAGACGAACCTTGCAACAATGGTTGCCGAGCGCTTGGGAATGACAGCCGAGGCGGTGGTAGAGAAATACTTCGATGGCGAGGATCATTGGATATCTGCAAGTGAGGCACTTGATATGAAGCTTATAGATGGTATCTACGAGATGGACGAGGTTAAGGACGCACCGACTACAACAGAAGGTATTTATAACTATTTTAATAATCGGCTTGACTTCAAGCCACAAAACAAGAGAGAAATGGCATTAATAGATGACATTATGAAGATTCCGTCGTTTGAGAACAAAACGGAATCGAGTGCTATTGTGGCACACATTGTAGAATTAACAAATAAGGCGACTAAGGCAGACGCATTGTCGAAAACTGTAGAGACCTATAAGGCAGAGCTAGAGAAGCTACACAAGGAGCAAGACGAAGCTCTGATTAGCCAGGCTGTCAAGGCAGGCAAGATAAGTCAGGAACAGGTGGAAACATTCAAGGAGCTATTGAAGAATGACCGCGAGAATGCTATAAAGCTTATCAATGGCATGAAGAGCCGAGTGCAGAACCGTGCAGTTGACTTTATCAATATTGATAAGCATAACCCTGAGAACTTTGCAAACAAGAGCTGGGACGAGATTGACAAGGAAAATGGTCTTGGCGCTTTGAAGCAGCAGAACTTCACACTCTTTAAAAACCTCTATAAGGAGAAGTTTGGTGTGGACTACATCGAGTAATAACATTTAAACAGTAAACAAGAAATGGCATTAAACAGACAAATTTGGCTCAGCACCATTGTTGAGAATTTCTATCCAGACAATTCTTTCATGGCGAAGAGTATTGACGATTCAGAGTTCGTGGACAACAAGACAGTTCACATTCCAAATGCAGGTAAGCCTTCAAGCGTAGTGATAAATCGCTCAGAAAAGCCTGCAAAGATTAACGAGCGTACAGACAATGACCTGACTTACGACATTGACGAATTGACAACCGACCCTATCCATCTATCTGATGTGGACAACGTAGAACTCTCTTACAACAAGCGTAACAGCATTTTGGCTAATGACCGACAGCAGTTACAGAAGATGGCTGCTCAGAACTTGCTATATAAGTGGGCTGGCAGTTTGAAGACTAAGATTCTTACTGCAGGTGAAGCTCGCAAACCTCATACTTCAGCTACAGCTACAGGTAGTCGCAAGAAGTTGACCAAGGCTGCTGTAATGCAGGCTATGATTCTGTTTAACAAGGATGATGTGCCTGCAGAGAACAGATTTTTCCTTGTTGACTCTATCATGTATGCAGACTTGCTTGAGGATTTGACAGATAAGGAGCTATCAGCCTTCTTGTCTTGTGCAGATGCTTCACGAGGTGTTTTGGGTAAGTTGTATGGCTTTGAGATCATGCAGCGTTCACAGGTACTTCGCACAACTGCTAATGGAGAAGCCTTGCTGAAGTGGGAAGAGAAAGATACCGCTACAGAACTTGCTGCAGGTTTGGCTTGGCAGCAGGACTGTGTGAGTCGTGCTATCGGTGAGGTGAAGATGTTTGACGACATGGGCAATCCAACCTATTATGGCGACATCTATTCATTCTTGGTTCGTACAGGTGGTGCTCCACGTCGCTATGATGGCAAGGGTATAGCTGTGATTGTAGAGGCTAGCGTAGCCTAATAGTGTAACTTAAAAAAATGACTCTATGATTTTACCAAGAGTAAAAATTCAGTTCCTCAATGGCCAGTTGGGAACCGTCGGTGAGAGTGCCGACGGCCTAATGGCCTTAATATGCGGTGCAACGGCAGTGGCAAGTAAGATGGAGCTCAATACGGTTTATAGTATTACGAGCATGGATGATCTTATGGCTCTTGGTGTCACTTCGGAAAACAATGCAGCTTTATATAAGCATGTGTCTGAGTTCTATGACGAGGCTGGCGCTGGCACGAAGCTTATAATCTATCCCGTTAAACCGTTAGCAACTATGACAGCTCTGTGTGAATACGCAAAGACTGAGGGAGGATATGCACGCGATTTGATTACAAAACAGAACGGCAACTTAAGATGCATTGGTCTAGCCAACCTTAATACTGGCGGAAATCTTGACAGTTCAGAAGGACTTGATCCAGATGTATTCAAAGCCTTACCAAAGGCACAGCAGTTAGCAGAATGGGCTACTACAGACCTCTTTGCACCGATGTTCTTTATCCTGGAGGGAAGAAACTATGATGGAGCGAAGGCGTTGAAGGACTTAACGAAGGAGAACTATGACCGTGTAGGCATAGCAATAGGTGACACCGTAGCATCATCAAAGGGTGCAAGTATTGGCACATTGCTTGGTCGCGTGGCAAGTATTCCAGTGCAGCGCAACATTGGACGAGTGAAGGATGGAGCTCTTGCTCCTTTGCAGATGTATGTGGGCGGAAGCAAGATTGACGAGTCTGAGAGTGCCATAAGAGGCATTTTTGAGAAGGGCTACATCGTGCCTCGCAAATATGTGGGTAGGACAGGCTACTTCTATGCAGATGATAACCTGGCATGTAATCCTACTGGTGACTATTCGCATATAGCTCTTCGACGAGTTATCGATAAGGCTTATCGTATAGCTTATGACTTGCTACTCAATATGCTGCTTGACGAGCTGGAGGTGAATGAAGACGGTACATTGCAGGTGGGTATCGTGAAGAGCTGGCAGCAAACGGTGGAGAACGGTATCAACAAGCAGATGACTGCTAACGGTGAATTGTGTGCATCAGCCGATGGCGAAGGATGTAAGTGTTTTATTGACGAGACTCAGAACGTGGTGAGCACTTCGAGGGTTGTCGTTACTCTAAAGGTGCGCCCATATGGTTATGCGAGATATGTGGACGTGAATCTGGGCTTTTTGGTTGAAACAAATAATAGCTAAAAGATTATGTTTAATTCAAGAGAATATGAGTGGTCAGATATAACTGTTGTGGTGGCAGGACGCCCTGTTACAGGTTTTCGCGCTGTAGACTATTCGTCGAAGCAAGAGAAAGAGGCTCTGTATGCAAAGGGTAATAAGCCTCACGGCATACAGAGAGGCAACAAATCGTATGAAGGTTCAATTACATTGCTACAGAGCGAATATGAGGCATTGCGCCAGGCTTGTGGTGGTGATGTGTTAGATGCATCGTTTGACCTTGTGGTGGCATATGGCAATGCATCAAAGGGAGATGCTATAGTGACGGACATTCTTGTTGGTGCTGAGGTGACAGAGGACAATACAGAATGGAAGCAGGGTGATAAGTTTCAGGAGAAGAAATTGCCATTTATCTTCTTAGATAAGAAGAGCGCATAGTGCGTTTGAACAGTATTCAAATAATATTCAAAAACAATTTGGAAATGAAAATAGATAAGCAGAAAGTAGAAGATTGGAAGAAAAAGCATGGCGAGGTGTTTCAGATTGAGACAGGTGGAAAGTCGTGCATCATCCGCAAGCCTACACGCAAGGATTTGAGCTATGTGAGCGTGGTGAAGGATCCTATTAAGATGCAAGAAGCCTTACTCAAGCAACTATGGCTCGATGGCGATGAGGAAATCATGACTGATGATGATCTCTTCTTCGCAGTATGTTCCCAGCTCGAAGAAGTCCTGAAGGTGAAGGAGGCTGAGATAAAAAAACTCTAGAGGATGCAGGTATTGAGGATGTCGATGCAAGCAACATTTTGTACGTTGATACCTTACTGAGATACAACCTATGTCTGGATCCTGACACGCTACCCGATGAGCAATGGGCTTGGACTATCAGATATTTGAAGGATATAAAAATAGCAGAGAATAGAAAAGATGGCTAAAAGTGTATTACAGTTTCTTATAAAGCTTCAGGCGAACGAAGGCAATGTGATGAGCATTGCAAGACGTACGTCTGACCAACTGGACACTATATCGCGGAAGGCAACCTCTGTAAAGGCTCACCTCCAAGAAGCCTTTTCGTTCTCAAACTTCAAGAGTTCTCTGATGTCGCTACCAGGTATGGATTTTCTGATGAATCCATATACCATCATCGGTGCAGGTATCGGTGCAATCACAACACTAGGAGCACAAGCAGAAAAGACAAGCGTCGCCTTCCGTGTTTTGGTGGGCGATGAACGCAAGGCTGGTGAACTGCTGCAACAGATCAATGAATTCGCAGCAGCCACCCCTTACTCCAATCTGAATCTTGAGGGAGCAGCACAAATGCTTCTGAACTTTGGCGTGGCTGGTGATGATGTAATGCAACGTCTCCAACAACTTGGTGATATCTCTATGGGTGATTCTCAGAAGCTCAACTCCTTGGCACTTGTGTTTGGACAGGTTAGCGCAGCAGGCAAGATGTCAGGTCAGGACTTGATGCAGTTTATCAATGCTGGTTTCAACCCATTGAAGGAACTCCAGAACATGACTGGTAAGTCATATCAGGAATTACAAGACATGATGAGCAAGGGAAAGATTGGTGTGGATGCCGTATCAGCGGCCTTGCAGCATGCAACAGGTGTTGGAGGAATGTTCCATGGCATGATGGAGGAACAGAGCAAAACCGTATCGGGCAAATGGAGCACAGCTATTGGCTTGGTACAGCAACGAGCTGTAGAGGTGTATGACAAAATACAGCCTTTTATTCTGCAAGCCATCGATATTTTTCAAAATGTTTCTGGCAGCATACTTAATGTCGTTGACTCCATTGCTTTGTGGGCAACAGACTTGCAACCTGTATGGGATGGCTTCGCTCTGATTTCCAATATTGCAGGAAGTTTGTTTGGATGGCTTGCGGAAGCCGTGTCAGGAACTATCGGATTCTTCTTCAGATGGAGAGCAGAGATTGGGTATGTGGCTACTGTCATAGGTGTGGCTACTGTTGCTTTTAATCTCCATAATATTGCGATGACAGCCTATGGCGCAATCATTACGGTAGTGAGTGGAGCTACAAGAGTATGGGCAGGAGTGCAATGGTTGCTGAATGCAGCAATGAATGCAAACCCTATAGGATTGATCATTACAGGCATAGCTGCTCTTACTGCAGGCATCGTGTATTGTTGGAACAGATTTGCAGGGTTCCGTGCCTTCATTCTAACAATGTGGGACACCATGAAAGGCTTTGGTTTAATCATCAAGGACTTTGTGGTAGATAGGATTAAGGACTTGCTTAGTGGTGTCGGAGAACTTGGCAAAGCATTGAAAGAACTCTTTAGTGGTAACTTTGAAGCAGCATGGAATCATGCTGTTTCGGGAGCCAAGAAGATAAGTGGTGTAAATGCTGTTGCTAATGCCATAGAAAAGACTCAAAAACTCTCGAATAATGTAAAAAGCAACTATCAGCGCCATTCAAGGGAAGAAGCCAGAAAAGGCTCAACCCTGTATCCTCAAGAGACAACTTCTTCATCACAATATAACATCTCGCCCCCTGGATTGAAGGGAAGCACGCAAGAAGTGATGTTTGGTAATGGAGGTGACAGCAAAGGAGGCAAAAGCGGTAAAGGAGGACGTGGTGGTAAGTCGACAGCAGACACACTTGCTACAGGAGGCTCAAGAACCTCTAATATCCATATCACAATAGGCAAGTTTTTCGATAATATACAAGTGACAATGAACGACAAGGCTGACACCGCAGAACTGGAACGTGTGGTACTACAGAGCATGAATAGAGCCTTGGCTATAGCAACAAGTACAGACCGATGAGCACAACGAACAGATTTATACTTCAGAACTTAGCCTTGCGAGCCATGGGACTCACTAAGGTTCCTCCATTTTGGTTGTTTCGTGAAAACAACTCTCATGGTGTGAACCTTGGATATATCCCTGCAGCCAAGACCATACCTGATAGTACAGGCTTCGATGTGGACACAATGAGCGACGAGGAACTAGCTGATGTGGTGCGTACCAATGCAAGAGGAATCCCTATGGTGCTTCCTCTCAGATTTCAGCTTGAGCAGTCAGGGGCAGAGGAATGGCTTTTCCCTACGGAGCCAATGATTAGTCTGAACGGACAGAACATTCTCACTAGACGACATGTGTCGAAGGGTAGTATTAAGGGAAGCATCAAGGAACGATGGACGCAGGATGACTACAGCGTGAGGATTGAGGGAATTCTTTTTGGTGAAGATGGCAAATATCCTGAAGCAGATGTGGCAAAGCTTAGAAAATTCTGTGAGGCTGGACATGTAAAAGCACTCAATCCATTACTTGAGATTTTTGGCATCAGTCAGCTTGCCATTGAGAGTTGGGATATTCCATTTACATCAGGAACGACAAATCAAAACTACACGATCCAGGCATACAGTGACGACATCTACAAGTTGCTTCTGAGCCGTGATGACTTAAACGTATGATGATATGTACACAATGGCTTTTGACATTAGAATCGGCAAATACAAGCTTTGCATGATTGATAAGGTGGAAATCCACCGGAGTGTGGAACTCTTGGCAGACACGGCAGTCATCACACTCCCTGCATCCGAATACAACAAGGCTCTCCAGATAGAGGATAAGCTTCACCGTGGTGACAAGGTTATTATTACCATGGGCTACAAGGAGTCGGGACTTGAAACGGAGTTTGAGGGATGGCTTCAACGAATATCGACCGATGGAGGCAATATCAAGCTGCATTGTGAAGATGACCTCTTTCAGCTCCGAAAGGACATAGACAACGAGGTGCTGATGAAAGTATCTCTGAAGGATCTTCTCTCAAAGGTGGTTGTTGGGTGTGGATTGACATTCAAGGTAGAGTGCTCCTACTCCTGGACATACAATAAGTTTGTCATCAACAATGCGACTGGCTACGATGTTTTGAAAAAGGTGCAAGAGGAATGTGGTGCAGATATCTATCTACAGGACGATACACTACATATTCATCCTCCAGGTGAGAAGGTTGGTGTGGAATGCTTCTATGACTTCTCCATGAACGTAGAGGAAGACAACCTCACCTATCATCGTGCAGAGGACAAAAAAATACAAGTCGTCGTGAAAGCTCTGATGCCAGACGGAACCGTCAAGGAGATTGAAACAGGTTCAACAGGCGGAGACAAGATTGAAATCAAGTGTGCTACCAATGACGAGGCTTCGATGAAGGCTCGTGGTGAACTTGAGGTGAAACGTAGAAGCTTTGACGGCTACGAAGGTAGCATTACAGGATGGTTAATACCTGTGTGCAGACCTGGAGACAGCGTGACCCTGCATGATGCAGATTATCCATATAAGGATGGCTGCTACTTTGTGACTGCAGTAACAACGGAGTTTGGGAAAAGCGGTGGCAAACGAAAAATCAATTTAGGATTTAGACTGAGTTAGATATGGATGAATACAGACAGTTGCAAGAGCACTTGAGGAATGTGTCAGGTGGAAGGAAGACCATCTCTATATATCAGGGAATAGTGAAGTCGGTTGACGGCAATCTCTGTGAGGTGACGGTTGGAAACATTGATATTCCTGGAGTAAGACTTAAGGCGTCAGAGTTGGATGATGATGGGCTGATGGTTGTTACTCCAATGGTTGGGAGTGCAGTGATCATTGGCAGCCTATCGGGAGACTTAACGGAACTGGTGGTTCTACAGGTGGACCATGTGGAGAGTATAGTTGTTAATGGTGGAAGACTTGGAGGACTTATTAATATCACTCAGTTGACGACTAAGATTAATGAACTTGTGGAAGCCTTTAATGCCCACACGCACCAGGTGACGGTGAGCCATCCAGGTGGAACTTTCACTACGATTAAGCCAATGCAAGCGGCAAAGAGGTTTGATAGAGGTGATTATGAGGATGAAAAAATAAAGCATTGACATGGAAGGAATACAACTTGAATACGGTAAGGATTCTGCAACGTTGGAGCCTATAGTGAAGAATGGTAGCCTATTGGTGGGTGATGTGCTGAGACAGAATCAGGCTTTGGTGCTTTCCCTGCATAAGGGAGAACTGAAAGAGAATCCATCCGTGGGTGTAGGCATCAGCGACATGCTGCTAGACAATGATCCTATATACTGGCGAACCTTAATCAAGGAGCAATTGGAAATGGATGGGCAGTCCGTTGACAAGGTGGTGATAACCATGACAGGTATCAATATAGAAGCAAAATATTAAAAATAAGATAACAATGATTTTAGAACATTTCTTAAATAAATTGGAGGAGGTGCTGTCGACGGTCTGGGGATGGGTGATGTGCTTGTGCCTGGTGATAGCGAATTTCATGGTTGGCTATGAGGTGATGGTTGGGTTCACTGTTGGAGCCGTGGTAATGGATGCTGTATGGGGCATAGCAGCGAGCTTAAAGCAGGGACGGTTCACAAAAAGTGAATTGGCGAGGGATTCTTTTAGCAAATTGTCGGTGTATGGTTCCGTGATATTGATATTCATCTTTATAGACAAGCTTATGGGCGTTGGCAATGGCTTAACAACAAGTGTAATCTGTATCGGTATTATCTTGGTGGAACTATGGAGTACGGCTGCAAGCATGCTGATATGTTTTCCAAAAATGCCTTTTTTGCAACTGCTAAAAAAGGCGCTTATAGGCGAAATCGCAAGTAAACTGAATGTTAAAACAGAGGACGTAGAAAAAGCCCTCGAAACTTTGAATAAACAAGATGAGAGAGATTAAATATATTGCAATTCATTGCACGGCAAGTAGACAAACAACAACTGTTAAGCAGCTTGAGATGCTGTTTAAGAAGAAGGGTTGGAAAAAGCCAGGTTATCACTATCTGATTCTTCCAGATGGTAAGATTCATCAGATGCTTAGCGTCGAAAATGTGAGTAATGGTGTGAAGGGATGGAACTCGAAGCTTATCAACATAGCTTACATCGGTGGCATTGACGAGAAAGGAAAGCCTATTGACAACAGAACAGAGGCTCAGAAGAAGTCTATGGAGAGTTTGCTTAAGCTCTTGCGCAAGTCATATCCTGACGCCATCATCCAGGGACATCGTGATTTTAGCCCAGACTTGAATCATGATGGCAAAATTACTTCGAATGAATGGATTAAGGCTTGCCCATGCTTTGATGCAAAGGAAGAATTTAAAAACATCTAAATTATAACGATATGAAGCATTATATTTATTTACTCATTGCAATGATTTTGTTTGCAGCCTGTGGTTGCCATAGACGGATTGAATCGTCAGAGACGCTAGTAACGAAGGACTCTGTGAATATCCGTGACTCTATCATTTTCAAGGACTCTGTGATGATTAGGTATGAGTATAACTTGATAGACTCGGTTAAGATTAGGGATTCTGTGGTACTGGTTCTTGATAGTCAAGGTAACATTTTGAGTAAAGAACGGTATAGAATCACTTATCGAAATAGAGATTCTAAGAAAAATGAAGCTGTGAGCAAAAAGGAGTTAGAGGGTAAATATGAAATGACAGATGGACGGCATGTCGTAGAAACGACAAGCAACAAGGAGGAGGTAAAAGAACCTCCAAATTATAAGTTTGTGGCATGTATTTTTGCAGGGATATTTATTGCGGTTATCCTTTTTGCAATTTGGCTAATTGATGATGTGAAAAATCCATAGATATGAAGACAAAGGTTAAGGACGGACAAACGATGGCAGATATAGCCATTCAGGAATTTGGTTCGTGGGAGGCAATGATAGCGATAGCCCAGAAGAATGGGATAAGCATGACAGAGCCTATAGAACCAGGACAGGAGCTGGTGTTGCCTGAAGGAACTTGGAACCGAGTGATGCAGAACTTTTGTAAGAATAATGATGTGAGTCCTGCAACGGCCAGGGATAATGGAGATGTTCGTTTGAGAATCTTTGGACAGGAATTTACTAAAGAATTTATGTAGACATGGCAAGAACTGTAGCAGAGATCAAAAAGACTATGACGGATGCTTTTATGGCTGATGCCACCATCCGTGAGAAATATGGGCTGAATGAGAGCAGCACATGGAATGGAAGCTTCTCGTCGGTGAGTTTGGAGAATATCATATTCTTCATTGTTGCTGCATGCTGCCATGTACTAGAATATATATTCGACAGCTATATGAAAGCTGTTGAAGAAAAAGTGGCAATGGCTGTAGTTGCATCTGTGCCTTGGTACTACAAAATGGCGATGGCTTTTCAATATGGTGATAGCCTGGTACTGAATGAGGCTACTCAGCAATATGAGTATGCTACTCTCGATGAGAGCAAACAGGTGGTAAAGTATGCTGCCGTGAGAGATAGAGGAACGAGTGTACAGATTATTGTTAGTGGAGAAAAAGACGGTAAGCCTGTGGCACTTTCAAACGATGTTTTAACGGTGTTCAAACGGTATATGAACACCGTTAAAGTAGCAGGCGTAATACTCTCGATTCGCTCGAATAATGCCGATAAGATATTGATTAGAGCCAAAGTGTATGTGAATGCTCTTGTATTTAATAGCGATGGAACCCTTATATCTGATGGAAGTAAGCCAGTAGAGGAGGCTATCAATGGATATATGCGAGATATCATATATGGAGGGACATTTAACAAGACAAAACTTGTGAATGCTATACTTGGTGTTGACGGTGTGAACGATGTGGAAATTGACGAGTGCTATTATATGGCTGACGGTGCGACGAATTACACATTGATTAATGGAAATAACTATACAGCTCTTGGTGGATGCTTCGTATCTGAAGGGTTGTCAAACTCATTGAACTATGTGGTACAAGATTGATTTGACCAGATTAGTGGTGCAGCTACTTCCACCAATATTGAGAGGAAAACTGCTTGTGGCACTGCTTAAAGTACTCATTGGACCATTGGCATATATTTATGACAGACTGCTGGAGCATAGGGATAAAGTGCTTGGAAGGCTAAATGTGTCAGCTAATGTAATATATCTTGCCAAAATGCTTAATGAA